GAAAGATAGCTGATTCGAGCTCCCAAGTGAAGCCGTTACCCATGCTTGAAAACTTCTCAAGCACGAAGACGTCATCACCTATGCGGGTGCCAGGTGTTCGTGCTAAGTTTAATAGATGAAACCATTCTTGCGAAACAGAGTATTCGACAAGGCGACGTGCTATGGTGTCGCTTGCCATTGATAAATCAATGGTAGCGAAATCAAGTCGTTGTGCCTTAAGCGCCATCTTCTGGTTCGTAGATTGGTCATTCGGTGTGAGACCTGCCTGCCGTAATCTTTTTCGAACGAGAGCACCGATCCCCTTCTGAACAAGTACGTTCACATGGGGCTCGATAGCAATCGCTCGATCGGTTACTGCAGTCTTTGGAACAGTAGTAAATTCATTGTAACCGACTGCGCAGAATGTGCAACCCTCCGGAAAGAGGGAGGTTACAAGAGGAATAAGACCTGGGGTTGATGTGTAGTTTCCCACACACAACTTTCTAGAAGGCAACACATCTCGTCCTTTGACCGACATCGTCGATCCAGGGCCGAAACCAACATTGGATGAAACGAACTGATAATCAACCGGTCCGAGTATCCTGCGCAATTCCTTACCGAAGGCACGAAAGATTTTGCCTAATCGGGTTTGAGGAGCCAGGGAATCCTGACGATTTAAAACCTCATTTCGGAGTCGCTTGTTGGTCTCTTTGCACAAAGCCTCAGATTCGAACCAGGTTCGAAGAGCTGCGGCAGCCCTTGATTCATTAGTGTAGAGAGGAATCCTAGGATTCTTCTTAAACATATTAGTAGCACCATAATCGTAAATGAAAGTGGAGCTACATGAATCAGGTGCGGGTAAAGAGATAAGTTGTTCCCACTCGCCGTGCTTAGCAAGTAGGTAGCATGTTAAACTACGAGGGGTGTCGAATCCCTCACATGCCCTCAAATAAGCCCGTGTCTCTAGATTGAAGAAATCGCTTTCTCCACGGCTTGGCTTAACTAATGTTTTTGCCTTTCTTGTTTTTCTCATGAAAAACATCTCCATAACTGGGTAGAAAAATATGCGGTGAAAACGAAACTACTTAGAAAATAGGGTCGTAATCACGCATAGCACCTTTGATGAGCGCATTATTAAGACCATTATATAGAAATGCATAAAGGTCCTTGCGCTCAGCGTCAGTGCACCCATCCGGTTCAACTAACTGTACATTCGCACGAAGGGTTCGTACAACGGTAGTAACGCCATCAACAACGGCGGTCACCGGGTACTCAACCTCGTACGAGGGTCGGGAAGTTGCTCTGGTTTTGGAGGCCGGAGAGAACTTGACAATCAAGCGACGGAAAGCGGCGGAAATACCGGGGCTTCTATCAACAAAACTGCTTCGTTCCGGAGATACACTTTCAGGATAGAAAGTGACGTTTACGGGTGTTGTCTGGCCATCCGCCAGGACTATATTTGCTGCTGCACTCATGTGCGATCCTTTATAGTTTAGAATTAAGTAAATTGAGAAGGTTGAGAAGTCTGCCGAAATTCTGTGACAGACTACTCTCCCACACCACGGATGGTGTGAGGGAAATGACCGACCGCGAATAGGTTCTACGAAAAGAACGTCCCTCCCCGTAAGGAGGAACAACAAGGCTCTCTCGAGACATTTGTTTGACAGTGTAAGTGGAAGCAGAGCGCTTCACACCCAACATTGCATCCAAAGCGTTGAGATACGAGCCCACGTCTATAACGTAGTCTATGACAAAAGAGTAAGGCGTAGCGTCCCATAACAGGAACGCCGGGTTGGTTAACCCTAAAGCCGACGCTTTCTGGAGATACAGACTATCGAACTCGATATAAGTTACCAACTTATACGTGTATCGATGACGTGCATCTCTAGGCATAGAATTTGCGGGGGCCGTCCCATACATACGGGACGACCTAGCAGTATAAGTGCCAGTTGAGACGTAACGTCTCAAGAGGCGACGATGATTCCAAATATCGTCCTCGAGTTCTTCGAGCGAACCTGCTAGATCATTCACAAGAGGCATAACGCCATAAGAATTAAGCAGCATCATTTTACTGAGCTGCTTGTTCGCCTTGCGAATATTTCCCCTTCTCACCGATCGGTAGATCTCATAAAGCGAAGAAGCGCATTGCTGGAAGAGACTTGCAGTTTGTCTGTAAGTCGCTAAGAGCATAGCTATATTCACTTTCTGAGCCTTTATCTTGGCTAGCTGACGGTTTCTCAACCGATCAAGCATATTTGTGGGACCAGTCACATGTGGCGGAGCACTCAAACCAAATTCTTCTTTGAAAAAGGTCGGAGACTCCCATGTGGCGGGTTTGCCATTACAAATGGCACCACTATATCGCCTCATGAACCATTCACTCTCAGTTCCGTACTCGTAATGAGCACGGGGTGTGGGAGCGAAAACAGGGTCAGAGGGTCTGCCACGATAGACCGTGTCTGCTTTATTCTGGTAATACTCCATGTCAGGATTAGAATAAGACCTAAGCGCCAAACCCCCACAAGCTTTACTGTAGGGGCGCGGACTGGGTCTTCTCTTGTAATCGGTGATCATGTTTCCTCCATAAAAAGTTGTTGCCACGGTGAGAGACACCGATACCCGCTTGGTTAGCG